ACGCCCTTGTCCGTTTGAAGTTAGCCATTGTGAAGACGCTGTTCGATGCGGTCAATGAGAACAACGAAGTGCAGAACGGGCGGCGCTGCTTGACATGCACTGGCTCACGCGCCGCCTGGGCCGCTATAGCTTCGGCCTCGGTGTTGAACGAGCCGATATGCTCACTGCCGATCCGCGCCAGCCACTTCTTGGCCCGTTTGTTGTAGACGATGCCGATCATTTCACTACCCTGTTCATAACGTATCCCCAAGTTGCGCCGCCAGCTATCTTGGCGGCAATCTGCGCCAGCACTATTACCGGCATTACTGACCCAAAAGCAATCGCTGAAAAGATGACGCTGTCAAGCGCTGCGCCAACGCTGTTTCCGTAGAAGTTGCGCCGCAGCCAAGACCCGGACGAACTTTGAAAAGTTACCCAGTCGGCAAGCGCAGCCACTGTGAACGCTACGCCAGAAGCAATAGCAACTATCCCGCTGGCTGGGTTTATAGCGTATGACAACACCCCGGTGCCCGCTATCAAAGCGCCCATTTTTAGCGGCGTTATTCTTGCGCCGATGACGTTTCGCAACGCGAGGTCAAGGCCAATCAGGAAGAACGCATTGATGGGCGATATGGCCGGGCCAAACACGGCGACTAGAAGGTTTGCCGAAACGATGGCCGCAGCGTAAAGAAGTATGAGTATCATGGTCGTGTAGTGGTTATGGTTACTGAATGGTGGTCTGCGGTAATGGTCTGGCGCCCGCCAAATAAGCCAAACATGTCGTCGGCTATAGGCTCATGGAACCCAGACTCGTAAGTTTTTATTGCGGCTAAAATTTCCTCAACGGCAATAATCTCCTTGTTTTCTATCTTGGCGTCATACAAGACTCGGATGCCGTTCAACGGGCAAGTTACAAAAAACTTAAAAGTGTAAATGTTCATAGGAAAGTGTAGGTTGGTGGCGCGTTGTGGGACTCGATTCGGCTTCTCATAAGCATTGCTCTGGCGTCTTTCGTAGGAGGCAAATAGTGGCCCTTCGCCCATTTCTGATCCATTCCAACATTCCTGCCAATGTTGGTACTGTCTGCGCTGGATAGTGGAAGGCGCGTGATTATGCGGGGGTTAAGCATCCGCAAGCCGTGTAGCTTTACCAGTGGCTCCCCCCCCGGCGTACAGACGACTTGCATCGCCCGGTCTATGCGCGTCCACCAGTGCGGAGAGCCTGGCGTAGCGTATTCGCCGGAGCTGCCCAAGCAGATGCGCGGGTAAAACGCCGCCAGTCGGTCTAGCCTGTCAAGCGACTCATGCATGTGCCACACGGGCGCCCCAAACCAGTACGGCAAGGGGCACTCCTTCAACAGCGCATCGTTTGCCGCCTCGTCGCCGTCGATAACGTCAGGGATCACCGCAAAGTCGCAAGACGGAATACGTCTGCACTGCTCGGCCCATGCGTAAAACTCAGACCAATCAGTAACCGGGTCGCCGTTCTTCCACGCTGAAAAGGCGCCGTTGTCGACCGCAAACGATTGGCAGCATTCCACCGCTACGCCAAGCTGTCCGCGATGCCTAAACGATACAAAGGCATGGCCCGCCGCAACGGCTTTAATTGCCGCCGTGTCTGGCGTTATGGGCAGGCCATGATAATGAATCATATACGCATCAAAAACATGAGGCAGCAAATGGCGTGCGCCAGATGGGCCTGTCCTGACTCCTTGTCGACCTCCTCGCCTGTCCACCAGGCGCCAAGGTGCCGGTGCGCTGCGTCGAAGTAGCGGATCCCCTCGACTTGCGTCCAGTTGTTCTCCCCGTACTTGGCCGCGCCATGCTCCAGTACGGCAATGACCTCGGCCAGCACGCCTGGCGGCACTAGGCTCATGCGGGGTTTGTTCTCGTCATGCTTGGTACCTTGCATACTTCCTCCGTTGAAAACTTGTGTAGATTCGCGCATTCATATCTCCTGTAGACTGTATTGTTAGAGCGCTGCTCGGTCTTCTTGACCAGCGCCCATGAGTTGCAATTCGGGCATTTCATAGAAGGATCATCAGCACAGCGGCAATGAAAACCGCTGCCATGACGAAGGCTATCGCTGTCAGCTCCTGCCGGGCGCCTGCCTCGTTCTCTAGCAGCGCCCGCTGAAGCCGGGCGTCTGTCTCACAGTAGTACGGCCTCACGTAGGCCAACCCAATCTTGACCTTGCCCGTGTCGTAAGGCGTCACAGTGCTTGTGCCTCTTGGAGGATCACTATCCTCTCGCGCTCTAGGCGCAGGACACAGTACCGTTGGTGCAAGCGCATCAAGATAGAGATGCGTTTGCTTGTCTTCCTCTCGTGTTGTAGTAGTTCCCATACTTCCTCCTCTGTTATCTTCGTAAGAATGTTATTCAACGTGCGCCATGTGTGCTTCATTTCAGTTCCTCAATTGCTATGTCAGATAGGGTTCTTTTGTCTTTCAACGCCTTCCAGATTTTTTCATCGACGGTTTTGTCGGTGATCATCAGGTAGACCCAGACCGGATGCGCCTGCCCGCTACGGTGCAGCCGCCCGATTGTCTGTTCGTACAACTCCAACGACCAAGGCAGCGACAAAAACACTACCTTGCAGCCCCCGTGCTGGAGATTTAAACCATGCCCGGCGCTCTTGGGGTGCACCAGTAGCAGCTCGATCTGCCCCTTGTTCCAGCGCTCGATGGCGCCCGCATCGTCCAGCGTCTGCGCCTTCGGATAGCGCCGCTTCAGTTCAGCCAACTCGGCCTTGAAGTTGTACGCAATCAACGTATTGGCGTGCTGGTTCTCGGCCAGCAGATCGTCCAGCGCGTCGAACTTGTGGGACGACATCCATTGCGTCTGGTCGTCGGCGTAGATGAAGCCTGACGCCATCTGTTGGAGCTTGCCCGTCACCACGCCCGCATTGACGGCGATGGCGCGGGCGTCGGGGAACTCCAGCACCATGTCCTTCTTCATCTGCTTGTACTGCGCCATGCCCATCTGGCAGCGCACCTCGACCACGTTCAAGTCCGGCAGCGTGTAAGACTCAAGTAAGAACGTGGCGGGCTTGATCCGCTCCATGACCTGCTCCAGCGCACCTGGGCGTGGCGCCCATTCGTTGAACTCCTTGTTTACCAGATAGAAGTACTGCTGCTGGAAGGCGCCCTTGGTGCGGCCAAGCAGCGCCGTGTCCACGATCTTGCACTGGCCAAAGACATCCTCTAGCCCATTGCTGGTAAACGAGCCGGTCAAGCCCCACCGGATATTGATCGGCTTGAGGAATTTTTCTAGCGCCTTGAACCGCTGGCCGGACGGGTTCTTGAGCCGGGTCAACTCGTCGAACACCACTGCATCGAAACCGCCTGTCGGCAGGTTCTCGTAGTTCGTCACCACGACCTGTACGTCAGCCCGCAGCGCTGCTGCCCGCTGTTTGGCCGTGCCGACAGCGACAGCCATCGTCACCTCGGGCGCCCACTTCCGGCGCTCTTCTTCCCACACAAACTCAGCGACACGCTTGGGCGCCAGCACTAGGAACCGAGTAGCGTGGCCCTCGCGCAGCATCTCACGCATGGCGGTCAGGGTGATGGCGGTCTTGCCCGCACCAACTGGCGCCAGGATCATCGCCCGGTCATTGGCGAATAAAAAATCAGCCGCAATGGACTGATACGAACGTAACAACATCGTCTTTACTCCAGAGTACCGTGTAGTTTTGGCCCAGTGCGGCCATGTCTTCAGCGAAAACCTGTTGCAATGCCGACATGCGCCCGCCTGCAACCTTCAGTTCAACAAACCAGACCCGACCACCGGGCAGCACAACCAGACGGTCGGCCACACCAGCCCGGCCCGGACTGACAAACTTGTACGCCTTGCCGCCTGCCTTCTCGACCAGACGCACAAGGTGCCGCTCGACATCAACTTCCTTCAACTTCAGGCTCTGCCGGGTTGAGCATGGGCGCTGCCCGCTCCAGCGTCTTGCTGAACGGGTAGCCGCCGCCGATTGAGTTAAGAAAATAAAACTGACGGATGTACGATTCGGTCGTCATGCCCACGTCAAAACGTGGGTAGCGCCGGGTGCCCCCCTTGATCTTCGACGGCTTCATAGGCTTGATGGCAGCGAACTGGTCGCGGCGGGCGTGGGCGTTGGCCTCTGTTACAGTGACCGTCCCCCTTGGCGCAGTCTGGAATGTGATCATGTCGAACTCCTTAGTTGGTGACGAACTGTAACACGAGAAAAAACTTGTTGACAAATCTTTTTTGTTGCCGATAATGGAGGCTCCAACCAACCCGTAAAGGAAACTAAAGTGAAAATTACACTCAACAACGCAGAGATCGTCACGATCCTCATCAACTACATGCAAGACAAATTCCCCGGCAAGTACACCTGCGAACTCAAAACCTACACCTACGATCCTGTCGTGATCTTCGAGACCATCGAAGAGACTGTCGAAGTCCTTGAGACGTCAGAAGGGGTCATCTCAAATGCACTCTAAAATCGTTGGCGGCAGCACTGCCGCGAGAGTCATCGCCTGCCCGGGTTCCGTAGCGCTAGTACAGGCCGCGCCGCCCCAGGCAGAGAGCAAGTACGCCGCCGAGGGCACGTTCCTCCACGCTGCCATCACGGCGCTGCTAGAGGACGACGAGCACCTGCTTCTGACCGACGAGCAGCGCGACAACAAGATCGCCCCGGCGCTTGAGCTGCTCGATCAGGTCGACCCCGACAGAGACATGGAATTCAGAACCGAGGTGCGTGTCGACTTCGGTGACTTCCTGCCTGGCGTGTTCGGGTCGGTCGATCTGCTGGGCAAGATCGGCAACCGCGCCATCATCCTTGACTGGAAGTTCGGCGATGGCGTGGTCGTTGAGGCAGAGGAGAACAAGCAGTTGATGTTCTACGCTGCCGCTGCTCGACGGTCGCAGCTTTGGGCCTTTGAGGGCGTCGATGAGGTCGAGCTGGTCATCATCCAGCCGCCCATGATCAAGCGATGGGTGACAACAATAGCCCGGATCAGTCGGTTTGAAGACCAGCTCGACGCTGCGGTGCAAGAGGCCAAGCAGCCAGACGCGATGCTCCAGACCGGCGACCATTGCCGCTGGTGTACCGCCAAGCCAACCTGCCCGATGATGACGGGTGCTGCTGACCGTGCGGTCAAGGTAAAATTTGATGCGCTGGACAAAGCGCAGATCGCCATTTACCTCCAGCAAGCTGATATGCTGGACGGCTGGATTGCCGATCTGCGCGAGTTGGCGCAGCGGGCGCTGGACAACGGCCAGGTGATCCCAGGCTACAAGCTAGTCGCCAAGCGCGGCACAAGGAAATGGCTGGACGAGGACAAGGCGCGTGCCGCTTTGATCGAAGCCGGTCTGAAAGACCCCGACGTAACAACGCTGGTATCACCAGCAGTCGCCGAAAAGAAGCTCAAAAGGCTTCCCGACGGTCTGACTGTCAGCGTCTCGTCAGGGAACACAATGGCAGCAGAGTCCGATCCTCGGCCTGCTGTTCTCCAATTAGGTCAACTACTCAAGAAGGTAATATGAACTTAGTCGCATTCAAATCAGCCGGTCTTCCGGCAGTTTCTTCCCTCGCCGCTTCGCTGCGCTCCATCGCGCCGCCAGAGGCATCCGGTTCGGCCATCCTCAAGATGGATCGCACCGGCCACTGGGTCTTCGGCGCTGACCAGGACGAAGTTGAGTCTGGCTCGACATGGGCGGTCAATCCGTTCGCGTTTGTCCACGGCTGGATCGCGTGGGGTGACGGCGAAGTCCTTGGCGAGCAGATGGCATCCGTCTCTGATCCTCTGCCCGATACTGGCGCTGCTCCGGCAGGTGCCAAGAAGGGTTGGGAGCAGCAGGTCGGCATGTCGCTGAAGTGCATCAGCGGTGAGGACAAGGGTCTGGAAGTCCGCTACTCGTCCACCAGCGTCGGCGGCAAGCGCGGCATTCAGACCTTGGCAGTCGCCATTGCAGCGCAGGTCGACACTGACCCGACGAAGCCGGTGCCGGTCGTGACGCTTGGCAAGGAGTTCTACATGCACAAATCGTTCGGCAAGATTTACACGCCGCTCTTTGACGTGCAGTCGTGGATCGGCATGAATGGCGAGGACGAGGCGCCTGAGCCAGAGCCTGCCGCTCCTGCCCGCCGCCGCAGGGCATAATCATTTGGGGGCTGTTAAGACAGCAGTCGAGGATGGCGACGTGTTAAATTTTCTGTCTTTCTTTAACACATATTTGAAACCCAAATCGAAGCCCCCATGATCTGGATTGATTTTGAAACGAAAAGCGCCTGCGACCTAAAAACCGCAGGCGTCTACAATTACGCGCAGCATGGCACCACAGAAGTTCTGTGCATGGCCTACGCGATAGATGACGGCGAAGTGCAGTTGTGGACTGAAGGCCCGTTGCCCGACTTTGCCGGCCATCAAATCCGCGCCCATAACGCCGCCTTTGAGCGCCTAATTTTCTGGTACGTCCTCCAGCAGGACTATCCGCTTGACCAGTTTTACTGCACCGCTGCCCAGGCCCGCGCTAACTGCGCCCCAGGTTCGCTAGAAGACGCTGGCCGCTTTGCTGGCGCGTCCATGCGTAAAGACCATCGCGGTGGGCATCTGGTGCGCCAGTGCTGCCTGCCACCGTACAACACCGCCCTGCTGCCAGAACTCTATGAGTATTGCAAGCAGGATGTCCGCGCCATGCGGGCGATCAGCAAGGGGATGCGCGGTCTGTCCGACGACGAGCTGCTCGACTATCACATCAACGAACGCATCAACGACCGTGGCGTGCTGGTCGATGTAGCGCTGGCCCAGTCCGCGATCCGCTACGCCAGTGCGGAGCTGGAAGAGATACAGACCATAGTCGCCGAGGTGACTGGCGGCGCTGTTACCTCTGTCCGTAGCCCCAAGATGAGGCAGTGGGTCCAGGATCGCGTGACCTACGAGCAGCTCGCCTTGATGACGGTCGAGGACAAGGTCAGCATTGACAAGTCAGTACGCGCTAACTTGTTGGCTTGCGACGATCTTGACCCTAGCGTGCGCGAGGTCGTCCAGTCGGCTGATGATCTGTGGGCGTCCAGCGTGGCCAAATTCTCCCGCATGGCGGCACTCGCCGACGAGGAAGACCACCGGGTCAGAGGCGCGTTTGTGTTCAACGGCGGCGCTGCCACTGGGCGACTGTCAAGCTATGGTTTACAGGTGCACAACTTCACCCGCAAGTGCGCCAAGGAACCGCAGACCGTGCGTGACGCAATGGTGGCCGATGCGCCCATTGTCCCGGCTTACGGCAAACGGGTTACTGACGTCCTCAAGGGGATGCTCCGGCCTGCGCTGATCCCCGCACCCGGCAAGCAATTCGTCGTGGCCGACTGGTCGGGCATCGAGGCCCGGTGTAACCCGTGGCTCTCCGGCAGCGGCGACGAAGTGCTGAACGTCTTCCGTGCTGGACGCGACATCTACATCCGCGAGGCGGCGTCGATCTTTCGGTGCGATGAGGCCGATGTCACGCCTGACATGCGCCAAGTCGGAAAAGTCGCGATTCTCAGTTGCGGCTACGGCGGCAGCGTAGGCGCGTTCGCCGCGATGGGCCGCAATTACGGTGTCCACCTGCCCGAGGCCGATGCTCGGCGCACTGTTAACGCATGGCGCCAGGCTAACAGTTGGGCTGTCCGCTATTGGCAGGCGCTTGAGTCGGCCTACATGCGGGCGATGCGAAACAAAGGCAAAGAGTTCACCGCTGGCCGCGTCACTTATCTCTTCGACGGCGTCCATTTATGGTACGCGCTCCCCTCCGGCAGGGTACTATGTTATCCCCATGCGCGGTTCGAGCCTGACGGCGTTAGCTACGCAAAATGCGCGTGGAAACCAGCGCAGGACGCTACCGAATGGCCCCGCGCCCGGCTCTGGTCGGGCTTGGCAGCGGAGAACATTTGTCAAGCCGTGGCGAACGATCTTTTGCGGCATTCGTTGCGCCAAGTAGACGATGTTGTATTGACAATCCACGACGAGATCGTGATAGAAACCGCAGCGCCTGACGTGGACTCTCTGCGCCAGGTGATGTGTACCCCGCCCGCTTGGGCGCCCGGCTTGCCGCTATCGGTAGACATCAAAGTGATGGCTCGATACGGCAAGTGAAAAAAAAGCGCCCTCTGCAAAGGGCGCCTCAAGGAGAGAACTTGTGCTGAATTATATTGCATCCATGGCCGCTGAAGGTGAGACAGCGCTGATTGTGAAGCAAAAAGGTAACACGTGGCCTGCATATACGCCCGACAAATGGCGCGGCGAGGCCAGTTGGTATTGCAACACCGGCAGCTTCATCATCTCGCGTTTCATTGATGGCCGGGTGTCAGCGTCAGCGTCGAACTGTACGCACTGCCTCGTCATGATGCTCGATGACATCGGCACCAAGAGCAAGACGCCCCCGCTGCCCCCGACATGGATTATGGAGACATCACCCGGCAACTATCAGTGGGGCTATGCGTTCTACGAGCAGCCAACGGTCGGAGAGTTCTCGGCGGCGATCAAGGCCATCGCGGCGGCTGGCTACACCGACCCAGGCGCTTGCAACCCGGTGCGTAACTTTAGACTGCCCGGCAGCATCAACCAGAAGAACGGTTTCAAGTCCGTCCTGACTGAGTTCACCGCTGGCCGAGAGTATTCGCTGGCCGACATCTGCGCCGCTCTCGGTGTCGTGCCAGGCGTTGCGGATACCGCTACGATCCGGCCCGTTGGCTTGGCCGATGATGGCGATGATGACGTTTTGGCGTGGGTTGCCGAGCGTGGCGGCCTGCTCGAGCGCGGCAATAGCGAGGGCTGGTACGGTGTCGTCTGTCCGAACGCCGCCGAGCATACTGACGGCAACATTATGGGCCGCTATCGTCCCGTATCGCGTGCGTACACTTGTTTCCACGGCCATTGCGTTGACGAATGGAATAGTGCTAAGTATTTGTCATGGGTAGCAGAGCAGGGCGGGCCAGACCATCAGCACGGTCTGCGCGACGAGCTGTTGGCGGTCGTCATGGCTGGCGCACTGGGCAAGATCACACCGACGACAGCCTACCCCGACGAGACGGCGGCGATCATCCGAGAGGTCAACCGCAAAGAGATGGGCCGACTTGAAAAAGCTGAATGGTTCGAGCGCTTTGCGTATATCGTCAGCGACGATGCGTACTTCGACATGCTCGAGCGGCGCGAGGTCATGCGTAAAAGTTTCAACGCGATCTATGCTCACATCGCCTGCAAGACGATTCACGGCGACAGTAAAAGCAAGGTTTCAGCGTCAGTTTGCTATGACGAGAACCGCCAAGCCAAGGGCGCCAGGACGCTCCAGGGCATCACCTATGCCGCTGGCGAGTCTGTCCTCGCAACTATGGACGGGAACGTCTACGGCAACCGCTGGCGCGATGCGCGGCCCCCCACGGTCCAGGGCGATGCGTCCCGCTGGCTGGCGCACGTCGAGCGCCTGATCCCCGAGGGTTTCGAGCGCGAGCATGTGCTTGATGTACTTGCGTACAAGCTCCAACACGCTGACAAGAAAATAAACCATGCGATCCTGCATGGCGGGTTGCCAGGCAGCGGGAAAGATACGTTGTATGCGCCGTTCCTCTGGGCTATCGGTCGTTCTAATGTCTCGATTGTCAAGAATGAGGAACTAACTTCGTCATGGGGCTATGCGCTGGAAGCGGAAGTGATGGTCATCAACGAACTCAGACAAGCGGAAGCAAGGGATAGGCGGGCGATGGAAAATACGCTCAAGCCGATCATCGCGGCGCCGCCTGAATATCTGCCGGTTAACCGTAAAGGCTTGCACCCATACAACGCATTAAATCGAATATGGGTGCTTTGCTTCAGCAATGAGAGGGCGGCGATCGCCATCCCTAGCAATGATCGCCGATGGTTCTGCGTCTGGTCTGACGTAGGCAGGATGACCGACGCCGAGGGCGCGGCGATGTGGGCGTGGTACGAGCGCGGTGGTTACGCTATCGTTGCCGGGTTCCTGATGGCGCGTGATGTGTCAGCGTTCAACCCCGGGGCGTGCCCCCCTATGACTGAGGCCAAGGCCATAATGGTTGAGCGTGGCCGCTCGGCGCATGAGGAATACTTGCAGTTGCTCATCGAGTCCGGCCAGCGTGAATTCGCGCTAGGGGTCATTGCCGGCCCGTGGCACGGGCTATGCGATGCACTGACTCAACCAGGACAGCACCGCATACACCCCTCGGCCTTGATGCACGCATTGACTGAGGCGGGGTGGCAGGATGCGGGGCGATTGATGTCTAAGGCGCACACGACGAAAAGACAAATATTCGTTTCGCCGAGCATGGCCGCTCGGTTCACTAAGTCGCAACTGCGCGACATGGTCGAAGTACCGCCGGCGCCTACGGCATTGCGCGTGGTGTAAAAAAACCCGCCGGGTGGCGGGTTATAGGTCGAAGATTACGGCGATCAGAAGGGCTATCAGCCCTGCGACTAGTGCGGTCACCATTGCGCCGCCATAGCATCCGCTATCCCTTGGAACGTGGCGCTGCGGATCTTCCAGCGGTTAGGTGAGGGCGGCAGGTTGTACCATGTCGGAAGGCTTTTCCCTGACTTTGTGACGTGCCGCGCTCCCTTGCCGACTATGTCGGTCGGCACAAGGTGCGGCAGTCCCTTCAACCAAAGACAAGTCGTCTTCGTCGCCTCGTGGCCGAACATCCAAGGTTGGATTATCTGATCGGGTTTCCTGATCTGGCTGCTAATTATTGAGACCGGATTCTCCAAGCATATGCGTGGAATCGGTGCGTCGAGCAGTCGCTGAACAAAAAATAGCGCCGCCGCCTGGCGGCCATCGGCTCGTTTAGCAGCAAAATGCTTTGCTCCGCTGACTGCTAAATGAGTGCATGGGGGGTGGGCAATCATCATGTCCCAGTCGCCCCCGATGATGTCGAACACGTCCCCTTGATAGTGCGGCCCGGGCCGATCGGTTGGCAGCAGGTCGCAACTCATCGCGTCATGCCCTGCGGCCCGGAAGGCGTCCCTGACCGTGCCGGAATACTCGCACGCGATAAGTACCCTCACGCTGCAGCCCTGAGTGCTCGCCTGGCTTTCTGCGTGTCGGCCCAGATGATGCGGACTAATCCGACATTACCGGGGTCACCATAGCGCACCAGGCCGATACATCGAGCGGGTATGGTGCGCAGGCCATCATTCACCCAGTACTGACCCTGACCGGGCCGCGCGGTGTCTTTGCGGGCCGTGAAGGTCTGCCCCTCTGTTAGTACAGGGGGCAAGCCCCATGTCTGGGCAATTGCCCAGTCCCCATTGTGTAGGGTCCTCATGCTGCGTCCGCCTCATGTTGCAGCTGCAAGCACAGACGAGCATAGGTGACCGCGTCAACTTCGCGCGGGAAAATGCGCTGTCCGACAATACCGCCGCTATCGTCGTCAATCATGCGAACCATAAAACCCTGTTTAACGGGAAATACTTCAACGGTCAACCCGTCATTATTAAAAGTTTTCATGCTGCCACCTTATACCGCGTGCCGCAACGCGTGGCGATGCCGCGCAGGGTGTCGTAAGAGTCGGCGTCAATACGTACTGCCGACACATTCAGGCCGTGGTCAATCGCGATGATGACGCCACCGGCGGCGAATAATGCCGCGCGGGCTTTGCGGCGCTGAATAGCGTAGCTGGCGCCGTACTTGCGGGCTTTGCCCCTAAGGTCTGACCCGCTCCAGCGCTGGCGTCCGTTGACGACGTCCTGTGCGTACTGTCCGCGCAGTGTTGACGCGGCAATTGCAATAATTGATTCAATCATGGTTTCATGCTCCAAAAATAAAGAATAAAGGGGAGGGCAATAGCCCCCGCTAAAATTAATGCGTCAATAATTATTTTCCGCATAATATGCCCTTAAGTTTGCGAATAGAATAGCCCGTTATACGGGATAATTCCGACATTGTAATATTTGAACTATCAAATAGTTCGATTATTTGTTTATTTGACATACTGTCTCCGTTTAAATTGTGCAGCAACCGCAGCAAGGCGCGTCCTCGCACCGGCCAGCACGGTTCCTGTAGAACGTACGGTCACCCAGCGTTATGCTGTCGGACCCGGCCAGCACGACCTTACGTGCCTGGTTGAACTGGACTAGATCTCCGGGCTTTATTGCTTTGCCTGTAGCGGCACAGCGGCCAGGGAATTTTGCTCTAAACGTGCTCATGCTCTACGGTTTCGATGGAAAACGTTTTGACAATGGCGAAG